ACTTGGCGGTCCCGGCCCGGCGGGGGCTGATCACCGTGCCGGTTGCGGCCTGCTGCGAGGCGCTGCCGGGTGACGTGCACACCTGCGCCGAGGAGGCTGCCGAGGCCGCTGCCGCGCCGGTATTCGTGATGGACGGGACGCGCCCGGCCTTGCGGGGTGCTGCGTGAGCGCCCTGGAGGTCGGCCTCGTCGTCGCCCTGGCCGTCGTGGTCGCCGCCCTGGTGATCGCGGTCGCCCTCGGCTACCTCGACGCCCGCGACGCTGACCGGCTCGCCGCCGAGCGCGACCAGGCCACCGCCGAGCGCGACCAGGCCATCCGCGAGATCGAGCGGCTGACCGTCCAGGTCGATCACCAGCGGGCCCGGATCGAGGCCCTGCGCGACGAACTGGACGCCCGGCAGGGCCGCCGACCCTCCCTCACCACCGAGTGGCTCACCTACGTGGCCGAGCTGCCTCTGACCCACCCGGGAGATGCCCGATGACCTTCGACCCGACCACGTCCGCCCCGATCGACCTCGACGCCATCCGCTACCGCCTCACCGAGGCCACCCCCGGCCCGTGGGGCGTCGGCAACGGCACCCACATCGTCCGTGGCCTGGAGGTCACCGGCCGGGGCTCCTTCACCTGCATCCAGTCCGTCGCCGAGATCGACGACGAGGACGACCGGCTCGACTGGGGCCACGCCGACGAGGTCGAGGTCGACCCGGAGGCGGACGCCCGGTTCATTGCCGGCGCCCGCACCCTCGTGCCTGCCCTGTGCGCCGAGGTGGACCGGCACCGCGCCGCCCTGGACGCCGAGCAGACCCGGACCTCCCGGCTGGAGGACGCGCTGGCCGCCACCGAGCAGCAGGCCGCCAGCATGCGGATCGCCCTCGACAAGGCCGACGCCGAGGCGGAGGGCCGATGAGCACCGACGAGCTGGCCCCGCTGCACCCCGACGCCACCGGCCTCACGCTCTTCCGCGCGCTCCCGAACGGCACCGGCCGCGCCTACAGCGAGGTCGAGTTCACCCGGGGCCGGGCCGGCGTCGAGCACTTCCTCCGCCAGCTCCGCGCGTTCGGCTACGTCCGCAACAGCTCCGCCGACCCGGAGTCCGGCTACGGCGTCCTCGACGTGCTCAACGCGGCCGGGGACATCGTCCAGGACTACGAGGTGCCGACCGCGCGGGCGCACGCCTACATCAAGCGGAAGCTGCGGCTGACGGTCCGGCACGCGCCCGAGGCGGAGGGCCGATGAGCCGCGCCTACACCGGCCTGCACCGGCCGGACACGGTCCAGGCCGTCGGCCCCGACTACAGCCCGCTGCACCCGGCGGACCGGCTCCGCCTCAACCCGACCACGTGGCAGGACCCGGCCCGGGCGCTGCCCGCCGGCCCGGAGGAGCGCACCGGCGTCATGCCGGCCGTGACCGCCGCCGACACGGCCGTCATCCCCGCGGTGCCGGCGTCCCGGGACGAGGTGCTCGCCGAGATGCGCGCCGACCTGGGCGCCCCGGCCGGGCCCCTCGACCAGTGGGCCACCGCCGGCCACCCCACCACCGACACGAAGGAGTCGATCCGATGAGCGACGTCAGGGAGACGCTGGCACAGCTACCCCCGCGGTTGGAGAGCGCTGGTACCAAGCTGCTCAACTGGATCGGGCACACCGGCTGGGAGCACGGCCACCACGCCGACGAGGCACTGCTGGCCCTGGCCGAGGAGATCCTCCGGCTGCGCGCCCACCTGGGCTGCCGGGAGCAGTACCTGCTCGACGAGAGCGCGATCCACCCCCACCTGCCCGCGCGCAGCGGCCAGCAGTTTGGGCACGCGATCCACGCCGACACCTGCTCGATGTGCGACGACGACGCGGAAGCGTTCAAGCACCTCCAGGAGTCGGGAGACCGCAGCGAGGCGGGCCGGCTGGTGTACGTCGGCGGTACGTACGACATCAAGGAGTACCTGACCCGCGTCACGTCGCGGTCCAAGCTCGGCGAGGAGGTGCCCACCACCGTCGAGCTGGCGGACAAGGTGCTCAAGGCCCTCGACAGGGTGGGCGAGCGGGCCCGCAAGGTGTGGTCGAAGTGACGGCCCCGACCTGGCCGACCGTGCAGGCGGAGGTGACGCCCGGGAGCCGTCTGGACGACCTGCTGGCGGCGTACGCGGAGCTGAAGCCGGCGGCCGAGGAGATGGCGGCGCGGCTGAAGACGGTCACGGACGCGATCAAGGCTGAGCTGACCACCGCGATGCCTGACGTGCGGCGGATCGACGTCGCGCACGAGGCCCTCGCGCAGCCGCTGCGGCTGTCGTACGTGGAGAGCTGGCGGCTGGACACCAAGGCGCTCAAGGCCGAGAAGCCCGAGGTGTACGTCCGGTACGCGGTCAAGGGCAACAAGTGGGAACTGCGGGGGATCCCGGGATGAGTACCGTCGAGGAGTTCATGGGTGCGGCCCCGGCCCGGCTCGGGGGCAACACGCCCTGGGCCAGCCGGTACGCCTCTGAACTGCGGCGGGTGGTGGTGGACCAGGCCAACGGCTCGGCCCGCAACCGGCAGCGTCACCTCGGCCCGTCGGAGCTGGGGGTGCCGTGCGACCGGCAGGTGGTCGGGAAGCTGGCCGGGTTGCCCGCGACCAACCACGTCGTGGACCCCTGGGCCAGCATCGTCGGCACGGCGGTGCACGCCTGGCTGGCCGACGCCTTCACCGCCGCCAACGCCGGCCTCGACTTTCCCCGGTGGCTGGCCGAGCAGCGGGTCACCCCGCACCCGGAGCACCCCGGCACCGCCGACCTGTACGACGCCGTCGAAACGGCCGTGGTCGACCACAAGATCCTCGGTGAGTCGTCCATGGCGAAGGTCCGAAGCAATTCCGGGCCGCCCATTCACTACCAGATTCAGCTCCTGCTCTACGGCAAGGGCTACCGCATTCTCGGGCTGCCGGTGACGCGCGTCGCGCTGGCCGCCTACCCCCGCACCGCAGCCAGCCTGGACGGTCTCTACGTCTGGGAGCGGGCGACGGGGGCGCAGGACGACGCCCTGATCGAGGAGGTGTTCCGACTCACCGACCGCCGCAAGGCCATGGCAGAAAACGTGATCAGCGGATCGAAGACGCTCACTGACATTCCGACCTCCCCTGACGACGACATGTGCTTCTTCTGCCCCTTCTACCGACCGCAGTCCAAGCGCGACAACGGCCCCGGATGCCCCGGGCCGAACAACTGATCCGAGGAGAAGAGAAATGCAGCCGAACTACCCGACCCAGCCGATGATGCCGCAGTTCCCGACCCAGCCCGCCTACCCGGTCCAGCCGGCCTACGCCCAGCCGCAGGGTCCGGCCAACCCGTACGCCAACCCGTACGGCGTGGCCCCCGGCGCCCAGCAGGCCCCGGCCGTCTACGGCGGTCCCCAGCAGTTCCCGGCCGGTCCGGCCACCCCGCCCCCGCCGGCCGGGACCCTGGACGGGTTCTTCGGGCAGCCGTCGGCCGGCGGCGGCGCGGCGTGGAAGTTCAACGGCAAGCCGATCGGGACCAGCTACGCGGGGATCGTGGCGCGGCCGGTCACCAACGCCGACGTGCGGCACCAGACCAACAACGCCGGGCAGGTCCAGACCTACCGCGACGGCCGGCCGAAGCTGGTCATGGTCGTGCCGATGCAGGTGCAGCCCAGCGCGGAGCACCCCGAGGGGGTCGCCACCTGGTGGGTCAAGGGCCAGGCGCGCGACGAGCTGGCCCGGGCCATGGCCGAGGCGGGAGCCCCGGCAGGCGCCCCGGAGGCGGGAGCGGCGATCCGGGTGACCCTGGTCGGTCAGCGGCCGGTGCCGAACATGAACCCGGCCAACCAGTACCGGGTGGAGTACATCCGGCCCAGCGGGGCGGCCCCGGCTCCGGCCCCGGCCTACCCGGTGGGTCGCCCGCAGGAGGAGTGGGTCCCGGAGCAGGCGCCGGCGGCCCAGCCCATGCCGCAGCCGATCCCGCAGCAGCAGGTCCCGGTCGCCCAGCCGATGCCGCAGCCGGTGGCGGTTCAGCAGGCCCCGCAGCAGGTGGCCGAGCAGCCCGCGGCGGCCCCGGCCGGCTTCAACCCGGAGCAGGCGGCGCTGTTCGCCAAGCTCACCGGCCAGCAGACGGCCCAGGCGGCCTGAGCGGGTGACTGTCCGACCCGGGGCACTTCCCCGCTCCGGGTCGGGCGGTGACCTTCTCAGACTTCCCGACTACCCACGGAGGTGACCGTGACGTACGCAGAGCCTCCGTCGGCCGCTCTCCACGGTGAGCTGAGCGCCGACGGCGCGCACATCGTGCTCATCGGCGTCGGCTCGGACCCGGCCATCGCCCACATGGCGGCCCGGCTCCAGCTCGCCACCCCGCTGATCAAGCCCAGCGACCCGCCCGGCGCGCTGGTGCTGCCCACCACCTGGGCGGCGGTCGTGCAGCTCTCCCACACCTTCGGCGCGGCGTGGCGGCCCGGACCCCGGCTGCTGGCGTGGCTGGCCGAGGAGATGCGGCGCCGCACCCAGACCGGCGACGAGCTGACCGTGACCCTGCCCGAGGGGTTGACGCCCCGCCCGTACCAGGTGGAGGGCGCGCGGATGATCGCCAGCCTTGGCCGGGCGCTGCTGTTCGACGACCCGGGCGCAGGCAAGACCATCACCACCATCCTGGGCCTGCTGGAGCGGGCCGCCGCCGGGCACCAGGTCGCCCCGGTCGTCGTCATCGCCCCGGCGTCCGTCGTGGACCCCTGGGTCGAGGCGTGGAAGACGTGGGCCCCCGACTGGCGGGTCAACGCCTGGCGGGGCAGCCCGGAGCACCGGCGGCGGCTGGCGGCCCGGCCGGCCGGCACGGCGGCGCACGTCGTGGTCGCCAGCTACGACACCGCGCGGATGGACGCCGCGAAGGGCAAGCCGTTGGACCGGCTCGGGGTCCGGTCGGTCGTCGTGGACGAGTGCCACCTGATCAAGTCCAGCAGCGCGGCCCGGTCCATCGCCGCCCGCCGGCTGGCCAAGCGGGCGGCCCACTTCGTCGCGCTGTCCGGCACCCCGATCACCCACCACCCCGGTGACCTCTGGCCCACCCTGGAGGCCCTCGCGCCGACGGCCTGGCCATCCGGTGAGCGGTGGAAGGCCCGCTACTGCGAGACCATCCCCGGCGACTACAGCGCCCGCGTGATCGGCCTCAACCAGCTCGCCGAACCGGAGTTCCGGGCCACCCTGCTCGGCCAGCACCGCCGAGTCGCCAAGGCCGACGTGCTCACCCAACTCCCGCCGAAGGTCTACAGCGTCCGCCAGGTCGACCTGCCCGCGCCGTACCGCAAGGCGTACGACCAGTTGGAGAAGCAGATGCTCGCCGAGCTGCCCGACGGCACCGAGCTGTCGGTCATGTCGGTGCTCGCCCAGCTCACCCGGCTCTCGCAGCTCGCCAGCGCGGCGGCCGACGTCACGGTCACCCTCCAGGTCGGAGCCGACGGGGAGCTGGGCGAGCACGTCGAGGTGAAGCTCACCGCGCCGAGCTGGAAGGTCGACGCGCTCCTCGAAGTCCTCGCCGAGCGGCCCGGCTCCCCTGTGGTGGCGTTCGCCCCGTCCCGGCAGCTCATGGCGCTGGCCGGCGAGCAGGCCACCCGGGCCGGTCTCCAGGTCGGCTACGTCATGGGCGGGCAGTCGGCGAAGGCCCGCAGCGAGGCCGTCGAGGCGTTCCAGCAGGGCAAGCTCGACCTGCTCTGCGTCACCACCGGCGCCGGCGGGGTCGGCCTGACCCTGACCGCCGCGCGGACCGTGGTGTTCCTCCAACGGCCCTGGTCCCTCGTCGAGGCCGTCCAGGCCGAGGACCGCTGCCACCGCATCGGCAGCGAAATCCACGACTCCATCGAGGTCATCGACATCGTGGCCACGGCCACCATCGACACCCGCGTACGCGCGGTGCTCTACGACAAGGCCGGTCAACTGGCCGACCTGCTCCAGGACAAGCGCATCGTCACCCACCTCCTCGGAGGGCGAGACGCCGACATAAGGAAGGCCGCCTGATGTACGTCATCGGCATCGACCCGGGCCCACTCCCGGGAATCGTCCGGCTCCAGCTCAAGGTCGTTGGGGACAAATGGTCTGGCCAGAGCGCGCAGCTCGTTGACGTCCAGGCGTTGCAGGTGACGCCCGGGCTGCTGGGCACCGTGCTGGAGGGGATCAACGCGGCGACCGAGGTTGAGGTCGTGGCGTACGAGCGGTTCGTCGTCGGCCGGCGAGCCGGACAGTCGAGCAGCGCGGCGGCCGGCGCGAAGACACGAAACATGATCGGCGAGCTGGAGGCGTGGGCCGGCGCAGGACGGTGGCGGCGGGTCTACGCCCGCTCGGCCGCCGAGGTGAAGCCCTGGGCCACCGACACCCGCCTAGGCGCCGCTGGGCTGCTGGACCTGACCAAGGGGATGCGGCACGCCCGCGACGCCGCCCGGCATGCCTTGTTCTGCGCCGTCCGGGACTGCGGCCTGGCCGACCCGCTGAGCCGCAAGGCCGGTGCCCTGTGACCCAGCCGTACGCGGACGGCGTCGCCGACTACGCCCTGGCCGGCTGGACCTGCATCCTGCCGGTGCCGGTCGCCGCGAAGTGGCCGCCACCGGTCGGGTACACCGGCGCGGACGGCCGCGACACCGACCCCGCCACCCTGACCGCCTGGGCTGGCAGCCTCGCTGCACACTCGATCGCCCTGCGGATGCCCGATGGCGTGATCGGCCTGGACGTCGACCACTACGACAAGGTCAAGACCCTGCCCGACGGAACCACTGCCACCGTGGCCAAGCGCGGTGCGGACTCCCTGGCCGAGTACGAGCAACGGTGGGGCGCTCTGCCGCCGACCTGGCGTTCCAGCGCGCGGCAGTGGCCGTCGGGGATCCGGTTCTACCGGGTGCCGGCCGGCCGCTACGCGGCGAACCTCGGCGACGCCATCGAGGTGATCCAGCGCCACCACCGGTACGCCGTGGTGTGGCCCTCGGTGAACCCGGACGCCGACGCCGCCCCGTACCGCTGGTACGACCCGACCGGCGCGGTCAGCGCCAGCGTCCCCAAGCCGAACGAACTGCCGGAGCTGCCCGACGCGTGGGTGGCCGGCCTGCGCGAGGGCGCCACCGAAGCCGGGCCGGCCGCCTCCGACATCGGGCGGGGGCAGACGCTGCTGACCGCACTTATGACCGACCACCGCGAGCCGTGCGCCGAGGTAGCCGACGCCGCCCGCAAGGCCGTCGCCGAGCTGCACGCGGCGGCGTCCGGGTCCCGGCACGACACCGCCACCGCCCGCACCCACCACCTCGTCCAGCTCGGCGCGACCGGGCACCCCGGCGCGGCCACCGCCCTGCTGGAACTGCGCGAGCAATGGTGCGACCTCACCGCGGGCGAGGGCCGCGAAGGCGAGTTCGACCGGATGCTGCTCACCTCCGCCCGCAAGGCCGTCACCGTCGTCGGCACCGCGCCGGTCGACCGGGACCCCTGCTTCTCCGGCGGCGAGATGTGGGCCCCCGCCACCCCGGGCAGCTCCCTGCCCGGCCCGCCGCTGGCGGTGCCCGGCGAGGCGGTGCCGTGGTCGGTGCGCGAGGTGATCGGCGCGCACACCTGGGACCCCCGCTCCGACCTCGACCACGGCCTCAGCGCCGCCGTCCTGGCCCGGATGCAGCCGGTCCTGCGCTACGCCGTGGACGCCGGCGCGTGGCTGCTACGCGGCCCCGACCGGTGGGACGTGCGCGGCGACCTCACCAAGTGGGCCGTGCACGAGCTGGCCGAGCTGATGCCCCGGGGCGACGCCGAGGCCGAGAAAGGCAGCGACGAACGCCGCCAGGCCGACCGCCGCAAGCGCCTCATGATGACCGCCGGGCGCAACGGCGTCGCCGCGACCATGAACGCCGCCGTCGCCGCCGGCACCCACCCCTGCTCCCTGCGACTGGGTGACCTCGACACCGACCCGGGGATCCTCTGGGCCGGCGGGGTGCCGTGGGACCTGCGCGCCAGCACCGACCGTCCGGTGCCCGCCTGGATCGACCACAGCCTCCCGCACCTGCACAGCGCCTCCGTCGCCCCGGCCGACGTGCCCACCCCGCTGTGGGACACCTTCCTGGAGGTCGTCTGGCCCGACCCCGAGGTCCGCGCCTGGGCCATCCGCGTGCTCGCCATCGCGGTCACCGGCGTGCCCGACGCCGCCCTGCCGATCCTGCTCGGCCCCGAACGGCGCGGGAAGAGCCAGGTCGTCCACCTGCTGATGACCGTGCTCGGCTCCTACGCGCTGTCCGCCGACCCGCGACTGCTCGGCAACGGCGACAACGCCCACGCCAGCATCGTCTACGCCCTGCTCGGCCGCCGGCTCGCCTTCATCGACGAGGGCCCCCGCGAGGGCCGGTGGGCCCAGGAGCGACTCAAGCAGCTCACCGGCGGCACCGCGCTGACCGGCAACGCCATGCGCACCGACCCAGTCACCTTCAACCCCACCCACACCCTCGTCCTCACCGCCAACGACGAGCCGCCCCTGACCGACCCCGCCGTCCGCGCCCGCGTCCGCCTCATCCCCTGCGAAGGCGACGAGACCGCGGTCCGGGCCGCCCGGCGCGCGATCGGGGACACCGGCGGCATGGCCTGGCGGGCCGAGGCCCCGGGTGTGCTCTGGCGCATGATCATCGAGGCGGCCCGGTGGATCGACAACCCCGACAGCGCCATGACCGCCGCCGCCCCCGAGCACATCCGCAACCGGGCCGACCTCCTCGCTGCCGATCAGGACCCGATCCAGCGCTGGATCACCGACCTGTGCGAGCCGTACGAGCCCGGCACCAAGGCGGGAGCCCTGCACGAGTCCTTCGTGGGCTGGTGCCGCAATAACGGCATCCGAGACTCCACCCGGCCCACGATGACGAAGTGGGGCCGGCGGCTCACCGAGCTGAACTTCCCCCCGGAGCACCGTCGTGACGGCTGGTACAGGCAACTGCGTGTGACCACCGGCGGCGGGTTCGGTGTCATGCCCACCTCGAACCCTGGTGCGGGGCACCAGGTACCGCTCTCGGGTGGTCCCGCCCCGCGTGACGGGTTTGGTGACGGGTTGGTGACGGGTTCAACCGACAACCCGTCACACCCCAAAATCCCAGCTCAGGGCACACTTTTTAGTGGTGATGTGACGGGTGTGACGGGTTGTACCACTACTACAACTACAACTTCTAAAAACATCCAAGATCACAAAGACACAGAAATTCTCGGGGAAACAGGCGGTTTGGCCGAACCCGTCACACCCACCCCCCCAAAAGTCGCGGCTGACCTCGACAAACAGGGGTCTGTGACGGGTTTCCCGAACCCATCACCGGACCACCAACCCGCCACCGAGTCGAACCGGCCCGCTCGACGGGCCAACCCGACTACGGGGCGTTACACCAAGGCGGCCCAGAAGGAAGCGGAGCGGGAGCAGGCCCGGAGGGCGGCTGCCGGTGAGTTGGTGCCGCTGCCCGTGGCCGTGGACCGGGTCGGGACCATCACCGGCCTGACGCCGGCAGCCGCCGGCCTGGTCATCGCCGAGGCCATCGCCCGGGCCGGCGCGCTGACGGTGGACGTGGAGACCTCCGGGTACCCGGTCGGGCACGCGAACGCCGCGCTGCGCACCGTCCAGCTCGGCGACGAGCAGGCCGCCGTGGTGCTCGACCCGGCCGACCCGGTCCAGGCCGAGGTGATCCGCACCGCGCTGGCTGCCGCGCCCCGGCTGCACGCCCACTCCGCGACCGCCGACCTGGTCCCGCTGGCCCACGCCGGGCTGCTCGACGAGTCCGCGTGGGACCGGATGTTCGACACGGTCATCCCCGCCAAGCTGGCGGACCCGACCAGCACCGGCAGCGACCCCGGGCTCAAGCAGCTCGCCGGCACGGTGTTGGGCGAGGCGGCGACCGCGCCGGAGGCGGACAAGACCCGTGCCGTGCTGTTCAAGGTCCACGGGTGGTTGACCGACACCAAGGCCCTTACCCCGGTGGAGCGGTCCGGGTGGGCCCAGGTCGACTCCTCGTGCGCCACGATGATCCGCTACGCGGCCTCCGACGTCCTCGACACTGCCGCCCTGGCCGTCCGGCTACCGCAGCCCCCGCCGGCCGTCACCGAGCGGGAACGGGCCGTGCAGCGGATCACCGCCCGGGTCACCCACCGGGGCCTGCGAGTGGACCACGACCAGGTCACCCGCCTGGAGGCGGAGCACACCCCGGCCATGCACGCCGCCGCTGACCGGATCCGCGCGCTCGGAGTCGAGAGCGCGGGCAGCGACCGGCAACTCGCCGAGCGGCTCACCGAGCTGGGCGTCACCCTGCCCCGCACCCAGCCGAGCGCCCGGCACCCGCAGGGACAACCCAGCGTGGCCGCCGGAGTCCTCGACGGCCTCAAGGCGACCCCCGGACTGGCCGGCGACCTCATCAGCGCGGTGCTCGACTATCGGCACCACGAGACCGTGCTGACCACCTTCCTGGAGCCCTACCGGGTGCTCTGCGAGGCGGGCGACGGCCGGGCTCGGCCCACCGTCTACACCCTCGGCACCGACACCGGCCGGATGTCCTGCGTCCGCCCCAACCTCCAGCAGCTCCCCCGGGAGGGCGGGGTCCGGGCCTGCATCACCGCCGACCCGGGCCACGTCCTGGTCAGCGCCGACTTCTCCGGTGTGGAGATCCGGGTCATGGCGGCGCTGAGCCAGGACCCGGAACTGATCCGGCAACTCCGCGAGGGGGTCGACCTGCACGCCCTAGTCGCCGAACTCGCCTTCGGCCCCGGCTGGACCAAGGCCAACCGGTACACCGCCAAGCGCGGCGTGTTCGGCTGGGCCTACGGCGGCGGCATCGAGAGCCTCGCCCGGCAGCTCGGGGTGTCCGCCGAGGTCATGCAGGCCATCGTGGACGCGCTGCGGCAGATCGCCCCGGACTACGTGGCGTGGGCCGATGAGATGAAGCGGATGGTCCGCTCCGGCGCCACCCAGATGCCCACCTACGCCGGCCGGGTTATCCACCTGCCCCGCGAGTACCCGCACAAGGCTGCGAACTACGCCATCCAGGGCACCGCCCGCGAACTGCTCGTGGACGCCCTGCTCGCCTGGGACCAGACCTGCTGGACCGGCGGCGTGGTGCTGCCCGTGCACGACGAGATCGTGGCCATGGTCCCCGAAGCCGACGCCGAGGCCGCTACCACCGAACTGGTCCGGTGCATGTCTCGGGAGCTGTACGGCATCTCGATCGTGGCCGAACCCAGCGCGCCCTCCTTCGCCTGGAAGGACTCGGTGTGATGAGCGCCCCCGGTTCCCGCATCCACCGCGCGTGGGTGACACCGCCCCTGGCCGACCCGGACCTCGGCACCGCCCCCGGCTACCGGCGCGTCCGGGCCCGCGTCACCGACGGAGCCCCCGACACGCCCCCCGGAGCGTGGCGGCTCCGGGAATGGCGCCGACGCCACCACCTCACCCAGCAGCAGGCCGCCGCCCGCCTCGGCGTGCCCCTCTCGCGGGTCCGCCGCTGGGAGACCGGCACGGGCGACCTGCCCGACGACGTCCTCGCCCGCATCGCCTCCTGAGGAGCACCGTGACCCCGCACCACCTCCACGCCCTGGCCGCCCTGCACTCCGTCGGGCCGGCCCGGGCCCGCCTCGCCCAGCTCGTCCGTGCCGAGACTCGGCAGGCCACCGCCAAACTGCTCGCCGCCGCCCCCGCGCTCCGCTCACCGAACTACGGCACCCGCACCAGCGTCGGCGACCACGGCGACCCCACCGGCGGACTCGTGCTCGACGAGCGGCCCGTCCGGGACACCACCTGGGCCGAGCTGGACCACCGGCTCACCGGCAAGCTCGGCTGGCTCGCGGACACGATCCGGGCCACCCCCGGACCCGACCCGTGGTGGCGGATCTACGACGCGCTGCCTCGGCTCCAGCCCGGCACGGCCCGCGTCGTCCACCGGCACCTGGTCGACGAGGACACCTGGGTCCGTGCCGCCGTCGGTCTCGGCCCGGACCGCGAGCCCTTGCCCGGCGTCGCCTGCCCGCACTGCGGGGAGCGGCAACTCGTCGTCCAGACCGCCGGCCCCGTCGACGCCTGGACGGTCGTGTGCGCCACCGGCCGGCTCTGCACCGGCCAGGGCTGCCCGTGCGGGATGGAGGGCGCCGTCGAGGGGGCGGCGCACATCTGGCCCCGGGCCGCCGTCATCGGTGCGGTCGCGGGGGCCGCACACGCCGCTGAGAGAGGATGAGGGCATGAGTCCTCAAAGGAGCTACACGCGAGCCACCATGCACACCTTCGTGCCGGACGACTGCGAGGCGTGCGGCCAGCCGAACGCCGTCAAGTGGATACCGGACACCCGGATCGCCAACCAGGACGGGGTCAGCCCCGATCAGAGCTGCGGCAATCAGGGATGCGCACGGTACAAGAAGCGCCCGAGTAAGCGGTGACCAGCTCGGCCCGGGACGCGGTTGATTCCGAGTCCCGGGCCGCTTCAAGGTCAACAATTCACAGGGAAATCCCAGATAACGCGCACCATACTGACCATTATGGTGTAACGGACCAGGCATCAGCCTAGGAAGGTACGGTTAGGACCGTGATCACCGTGGAGGGCCGGGAGTGGGGTACCGCCGAGCAACTCGCCGACCGGCTCGGCCCCGACGTCACGCCCGGCATGGTCCGCCGCTGGCGCGACCGCAAGGGACTCACCACCCGCGCCGGCCACTCCCCGCTCGACGAGGCCGCCGCCATCGAGCTGGCCACCCGCACCACGACGCGCGGACGCCCCCGCCGACTTGACCTTGCCGCCGCGTAGCCGCATGATTTGTTCACATCCCGCGTAGGCGGAGTGTGCCCACAGCCCGGCCGGTCGACCACTCAGGTCCCGCCGGGCTGCTGCGTCCCCGGGGGCAGGACGCAGCAGAGGGTGGGCTGCGGGCAGGCTGCTGCGGCGGTGGCCTGCCCGCGCGCCACCTACGACTGGTTGAACTTCGCTTTCGCCGCCTGGAAGTCGGTGGCCCCCTCCTGCCACCGCTCCAGCATCACCTCGGCCGAGGGCCCAGCACCCAACGCCGCAGAAACGGCCATCAGCGCCGGCAGCACCTCCTGCGGCCAGCCGCCAGGAACCGTCACATCCACGGCGATGCTCGCCCCCTCGCCGTCGGGGCTGATCTGGATGTTGACCAGACCGGCGGCGGTGACCAGCCGGACAACGTCCGCGATCTCGTCGGCGGTGTGAATCAGGTCGATGCGCAGAACGCCACGCAAAAACTTCGCTCGCATGCAGTACCTCTCGGGTCGGGCCAGCTGGTGCCGGCCACTGTCCCTGATCAACCTCCACTGCGGAGGGTGTATTCCTGATCACTGACCCCTGACCGGCCAGGTGCCGTGACGAGGTGACCCATGACCCGCCCCCGCCCCGTCACCCAGGCCGACCACGACCAGGTCCGGGCACTGCACGCCCAGGGCCTCAGCCGCAACGCCATCGCCAAGGAACTCGGCCGCAGCGGGAAGACCATCAGCGAGATCGCCGCCCGGCTGGGCCTCAGCTTCGAGCGCGCCGGCGCGACCGCAGCGGCCACGGCCGCGAAGAAGGCCGACGGGGCCGCCCGCCGCGCCCAACTCCAGCTCGACGCCCTCGACGCCGCCAACAAGCTGATGGGCCAGATGTTCGCGCCCGCCCTGGTCTACAACTTCGGCGGCAAGGAGAACGACTACAACTCGACCACCCTGGAAGAGCCGCCGTTCGCCGACAAGCGGAACATCGCCACCGCCATCCAGGCCCTCGCCGGCACCGCGCTGAAGCTCGCCGAGTACGACAAGGCGACCGGCAACGAGGACGAGAAGGGCATGCTCGGCGAGCTGCGCGACGCCCTCCGCGCCGCACGCGACCAGGCCAAGGCCAGCGGATGAGCATCGACCTGTCGACCCTGCCGCTGAGCGAGAAGCAGATCGACTACGTTGTCGACTCCGACGCCTTCCTCAACCTCGCCGAAGGCGCCATCCGCTCCGGCAAGACCGCGTCCGGGCTGCTCCGCTGGCTCATGCAGGTCGCCGTCGCACCCACCTCCGGCGACCTGGTCGTCTGCGCGAAGACGTACGACACCGCGGTGCGGAACATTTTCAACCCGCTCCGCGACGCCCGCCTGTTCGGGCACCTCGCCAAGGCGACCACCTACACCCGGGGAGCGCCGACCGCCACCATCCTCGGTCGCACCATCGAGGTCATCACCTTCAACGACGAACGCTCGGAGAACCGGCTCCGGGGCATGACCTGCGCGTCCGGCTACGTCGATGAGTGGTCGCTGATGCCGCAGAGCTTCCACGAGCAGCTCCTTGGCCGGTGCAGCTTGGACGGCGCGCAGTTGTTCGGGAACACCAACCCGGACAACCCGCGCCACTGGCTGAAGGTCGACGGCATCGACGAGACGAAGCCCGGCGGCCGGCTCTCCGGCGACTGGCGGGTCTGGCACTTCGACCTCGACGACAACCCATTCCTCAGTGAGCGGGTCAAGGAGCGGTACCGGCGGCAGTACAAGGGCCTCTGGTACAAGCGCATGATCCTCGGCCAGTGGGTCATGGCCGAAGGCTCCGTCTATGAGGGCTGGGACCCTGCGAAGCACGTCGTCAAGACCCTGCCGCAGATCGTCCGCTGGGTCAGCCTCGGCGTCGACCCCGGCACGAACCACCCCTTCGCCGCACTGCTGCTTGGTGTCGGCGTGGACGGCAACCTGTACCTCGCCCGTGAGTGGCGCTGGGACCCAAAGCGGCAGATGCGCCAGCTCAGCCCGGTCGAATACTCGTCCCGGCTGCGCGGCTGGCTCGGAAAGCTCGACGTCCGCCCCGAGTGGGTGTGTGTCGACCCGGCCGCCGCCTGGATGAACCGCCAACTGTTCGACGACGGACTCACGCCGACGAAGGCGGACAACGCGGTCATGGACGGCATCCAGTTGGTCGCCTCGCTGCTTGCCGAGGGCCTGCTGTACGTGCACGAGTCCTGCGCCGGCTGGATCGAGGAGGTCCCCGGCTACGTGTGGGACGAGAAAGCCGCCCTGCTCGGCGAGGACAAGCCGCACAAGGACCGCGACGACAGCCTTGACGCCGGCCGGTACGCCGTGAAGACGCCCGAAGTTCTCTGGCGGCCGATGCTGCGGCACGCCCCCGCACACGCACTCGCAGCCTGACGAGGAGGGCCTGGTGCCGATCCCCACCGGCGGTGCCTGGCCGCCGCCCGCCCACCAACCCGCCTACGATGCGTACGGCGACTGGGATGCCTGGTACGTCGGTGACCCCGGCGACCTGGCCCAGGTCTACCGCGGGCGTGCCACCACCAGCGGTCGACACCGGCCCAGTCAGTACGCGGGTGGCGTCATCGGGACGCTGTCCCGCTGGTTGTGGGGCACCCCGCCCCGCATCGGCGAGCGCGATACCCGAATCCACGTGCCCGTGCCCGCCGATCTGGCCGCCACCTCCGCCGGCCTGCTGTACGCGGAGCCGCCCACCCTCACCTGCGACACCACGGCCGCCCAGGAAGCCGTCGAGGGGCTGATTGAGGCAGGGCTATACACCGTGCTGCGACACGCCGCCGAGGTCGGGTCGGTGCTCGGCGACGTCTACCTCCGGCCGGTGATCGACCAGGAGGTGGCACCGGACCGGGCAATCCCCACGGCGGTTCCGGCCGACGCGGCGATCCCCGTCATCCGGTGGGGCGCGCTGCTGGAGGTCACCTTCTGGTCCACCGTGCTGGAGTCTTCCGGGACGGTGCTGCGGCTGCTGGAGCACCACGACGTGGTCTCCGGCGCCGGGCGGATCACGTACGCCCTGCACGAGGGCACCGACCAGGAGCTGGGTCGGGCGATACCGCTCACCGAGCATCCCGACGTCGCGCACCTGGCCGAGCTGCTCGACGAGACCGGGTCACAGCCGACCGGCCTGGACCGCCTCGACGTGGTCCGCATCCCCAACGCCGGCCCGCAGAGACGCTGGCGGAAGCTGGGCCCGCTCAAGTACCACGGCAGGTCCGACCTCGACGGCAACGAGCCGATCTTCGACCAGGTCGACGAGACGTGGACGAACTGGATGCGGGATATCCGGAACGCCCGGGGCCGGATCACGGTCCCGGAGTACATGCTCCAGGACCTCGGCCCGGGTCGCGGCGCGGTCTGGGACGCCGACCGCGAGGTGTACTCCGCGATCCGTGCGCTACCCGATCAGCAGTCCGGTGGCGGCCTGACGGTGACCCAGTTCGCCATCCGGCACGTCGAGCACAAGGCCACCATCGATGCCCTGATGGAGGCGGCGATGCGGCACGCCGGCCTGTCGTCGCAGACGATGGGCGAGGAGGGCGACGTCGCGGTCACCGCCACAGAGGTTCAGGCGAGGGAGCGGCGCAGCTTCGTCAGCCGCGGCGATCGGATCACAACGTGGGCACCGGAGCTGGCCCGTTACGTGGAGCTGCATCTCGCCCTGGAGCGGATCAACTTTGGCGGACCGGCCGAGGAGCGGCCGAACGTCGAGTTCGGCGACTCGGTGACGGAGAGCCCGGAGCAGGTAGCGCGCACCGCCCAACTGCTGAGCGCTGCCGGGGCCGCCTCGACCGAGACCCTGGTGCGGATGGTGCATCCCGAGTGGGACGACGACCAGGTGCGCGAGGAGGTCGACCGCATCAAGGGCGACCAGCCGGCGCCGGTAGAGGTCGGCTCCGCGCTGGGCGCGCTGGCCGGCAACGAGCCCGCCGACGACGAGGCCGACGAGGAGCCACCGCCGGCCGAGGAGTGACATGGCGCTGACCGGCGAGCAGATCGAAGACGTCACCCGCGGCGCAGTCGACCTCTACCGGGGTGCCGAGCAGGCGATCCTGGCCGAGGTGACCCGCCGGCTCGCTGCCGGCCAGGACGCCCCGGACTGGGCGGTGACCCGCCTGGCCGCCCTCGGGTCGCTGCGGCAGGCGACGGAGCGCATTCTGGCCCTGGTGGCCGGCCGGGCCCCGGACCTGATCACGGAGATGCTCGCCGCCGCGTACCGCTCCGGTCAGGGCATTGCCACCCGGGACCTGCCCGCGTCGCTGCTCCGGGACGCCCCAGACCTGGCGAGCGCGGCCGGGACCGTACCGCGGATCGGCGTGGTCGAGTCGCTGGCTGGCGCACTGGTGGCCGACATCGAGGCCAAGCACAGCGCCGTGCTGCGCCGGGTGCTCGACGTGTACCGGCTGACAATCGCGCAGGCGACCGCCGTATCGGTGGCGGGCGGGATGACCCGCAGGCAGGCCAGCCAGTGGGCGTTCGCCCGGTTCGTCGACCAGGGCGTGACCAGCTTCACCGACTCCGCCGGCCGTCGGTGGCGGCTCTCGTCGTACGTCGAGATGGGCGCCCGCACCGTGACGCAGCGGGCCGCCGTCCAGGGCCAGACCGACCGGCTGACCACGCTCGGCGTCGACACGGTGATCGTGTCGGACAGCCCGCGCGAGTGCCCGCGCTGCGCCCCATGGGAGGGCAAGGTGCTCTCCATCAGCGGAGGGCAGCGCGGTCGGGTGGAGCTGCCCAACATGGTCGGGTCCGGCACGGTGACGGTGGACATCGCCGGCTCTGTGGGGGACGCCAGGGCGGCCGGGCTCCAGCATCCGAACTGCACGCACGCACTCCGCGCGTACCTGCCCGGGGCGACTCGGCGGCCGGACCGGCCCATGGCCAACCCCCGCGGCTACGAGGCCAAGGAGCGGCAGCGCGAGATCGAGCGCGGCATCCGCCGGTGGAAGGAGCGGGAGGTCGCCGCCCTCGACGACACGGCCAAGGCGAGCGCAGCGGGGAAAGTCCGGCAGTGGCAGGGCGCGATGCGCGACCACCTCGCCGCCCACCCGGAGCTCAAGCGGCTGCCGTACCGGGAGCAGCTCGGCGCGGGCAACGTGCCGCCCGCCCGACCGCCCGCGAGCGCGCCGATGGCCACGGTCGCCCCGCCCGGATCGCTCGTCACCGGCCAGGCCGCGCTCGACGCAGCCCCGATCAACGTGCGCTCCGACGCGGCGTACACCCAGCTCAGCGCCGACGAGCGGGACGCGGTCTACCAGTACCGGGGCAGCCTGTACGCCAACCTCAACGGGGCGCTCCGGCGCGAGTCAGGGCGGCTGCCGGACGGGTTCGGCTTCCATGCGCTCCGGGACGCGGTGCGCCAGCTCGACCGGGCGCTGAAGAAGTCCCGGCTGACCGCCGACGTCGTTCTCCACCGCGGTATCGCCGACCCGCTCGCGGTGTTCGGACCGGCCGCAGCCCGCCCGCTGCCGGTCGGAACCCGGTGGACAGAGCATGCCTACGTCTCCAGCACGGCCAGCCGCGCCGTGGCCGAGGAGTTCGCCAAGGGTGCCGCGATCCTGACCATCCGGGTGCCGCGCGGCACCGGGGCACTCCAGCTCTCCGGAGCAGAGTACGAGTCCGAACTGCTGCTGGGGCGCGGGCTGACGCTGCGCGTAGCGTCCGACACCGGGCCCGGACCGGGCCGGGAGATCGTGGCGGAGGTAGTCCGATGACGCAGCCGGAGCCCAACCCCGAGCAGGAGCCGGACGACCGCGGCGATGCCGAGGACCGGATCACGATGAGCTACCCCGTCGAGCTGGAGATGCCCGACGAGGAGTAGGGCCCCTGGCCCCCACACGCTGCCGGCAAGGCCGGTGGTAATTCCCCCCACCCTCGACTGCCTCAAGGAGGCTGCCGTGCGCATCACCCTGCCCTCGGGCGCGTTCCTCAACCCGGCGACCGACCTGCCGGTCATCCCGGGCACCATCCTGGGCTACCGCCGCAACGGCCAGCCCATCCGCGTCGCCGCGGGCGGTTCTGGTGAGGGCGGTGACGGCGGCGGGGGCTCCGACGGAGGTGCTGGCGACGGCGGCGGGGGCGAGTCCGGACAGGGTGGCGAGGGCCAGGGCGACAGCACCAAGCCGCCGAATATCGACGGTGAGTTCGATGCCGACCGGGCCAAGCGCGCCATCGCCGCCGCCCGCGACGCCGAGAAGAAGGCCAGGGGCGACGCCAAGGCCGCAAAGGACCAGGTCGCGGCGATCCTTGCCGCCGCCGGCCTCAAGCCCGACGGCACCAAGGATCCCGCCGAGCAGCTCAAGGAAGCCTCGGCCAAGGCCACCGGCGCCGAGGCGAAGGCCCGCAACGCCCAGATCGAAGCGGCCGTCCTGCGCCGCGCCGGCAAGGCCGGCGGAGACCCGGACGCACTGCTCGACAGCACGTCCTTCATGAACAGCATGAAGGACATCGACCCGGACGCCGCCGACTTCGGCGACCAGGTCACCGCCGCCATCAAGGCCGCGGTGAAGTCCAACGGCAAGCTCGCCGCGACCGGTCAAGGGCCGGCCCGCCAGGGAGCCGACCACACCGGAGGCGGAACCAGCAAGGGCCGCTCCGGCAACCTGACCGACGCCGTCAAGCGCAAGCTCGGCGGGTAATCCCACCAGGGGGAGCACATGGCAACCTCGCTCGCCGAGGCGAAGAACAACACTAACGACGACTTCGACGCGACGGTCATCGATGAGTTCCGCAAGGAATCCGTCATCCTCGACAGCCTCGTGTTCGACGACGCGGTCAACCCGTCCGGCGGGGGCGCGACGCTCGACTACGGCTACCGGCGGCTCGTCTCGCAGCCCACCGCGGCCACCCGCGCCTACAACAGCGAGTACGTGGCGAGCGAGGTGACCACCCAGAAGTACAGCACCACCCTCGCCGTCATGGGCGGCTCGTTCCAGGTGGACCGGGTTCTGGCCCGGCTCGGCGCGGGCGCGTCCGGCGCGGTCGCCCTGAACCTGTCGCAGAAGATCAAGGCGACCCGGACGAAGTTTCAGGACATGGTCATCAACGGCGACGTCGCCGTGGACGCCAACGGCTTCGACGGGCTCAACAAGGCGCTGACCGGCTCGACGACCGAGTACCTGCCGCTCAACAACGGCCAGGCGACCGGTTACCTGAACTGGACGGACCTCGACACCGACCCGGCGCTCAAGTTCAAGGCGCTCGACGTGCTCGACGAGTTCCTGTCGCTGCTCGATGGCACGCCGACGCTGGTCGCGGGCAACAAGAAGCTGCTGGCGAAGATCCGCGCGATCGTCCGCCGGACCGGCATGTACACCCGCGACCCGATCGAGGGGCTGATGGGGCCGAACGGCCGGCCGATCGTGCGCGAGTCGTACGGCGGGGTGATCTTCGCTGACCCGGGTGACCAGGCCGGCAGCACCAACCCGATCATCCCGATCGCCACCCGCGATCCGGACGGCGGCGGCGCCGGTGGCAACATCACCGGCCTCACCGACCTCTACGCGGTGCGCATCGCCCTGGACGGCTTCCACGGGGTGACCACGACCGACGGCGAGATGGTCAAGACCTGGCTGCCGGACTTCACCACGAGCGGCGCGGTCAAGACCGGCGAGGTGGAGCTCGGGCCGGTCGGTGTCGCGCTCAAGGCCACGAAGAGCGCGGCGGTGCTGCGCAACATCAAGGTCCAGTGAGGAACGACATGACGTACATCGTCAAGGCCCCCATGGAGGGCTACAGCGGCGAGGTCGCGGGCGTGCACCTGGTGAAGGGCAGCTACACCGGTGGGCTGACGCCGTCGGCGCTGGCCTATTTCCAGGGTGCCGGCTACAAGGTCGAGCAGGTGGCCGAGCCGGCCCCGGCGGAGGAGGGCGGCAAGACGCCGGCCCGGTCCGCGTCGAAGGCCGACTGGGTCGCCTTCGCCACGTCGGAGGCCGGCGGTCAGCGGTTCAGCGCCGAGGACGCCGAGAAGCTCACCCGGGACCAGCTCGCCGAGAAGTACCTCGGCCCGAAGCAGGACTGAGGGGAGGAGCAGCGTGGCGTACGCGACCGTGGAGGAACTGGAGGCGTACCTCGGTGCCACCGTGGCCCGCGCCACGCTGCTGCTCACCCGGGCCAGCCGGGACGTGGATCGGGCGCTGCTGTGCGCGGTCTACGACGTGGATGACCCGGACGTGCAGGCGGCTCTCCGCGATGCAACCTGCGAGCAGGTGGCCGGCAACCTGGACTCCGGGGACACCACCGGTTCCGGTGCCGCACCGCCGACCAGCGGTTTCAGCATCGGCAAGGTGTCCGTGCAGCGGGGTGGTCAGGGTGCCGGCGGCTCCGCCGCCCAAGCCAGCAAGATCGGACCGCTCTGGCCACAGGCGTGGGCTGTCCTCCAGCAGGCCGGCCTGACCGGCCACGGCCCGCAGACCTGGTGAGGGGGCCGCTGTGACGTGGGAGGACTTCGTCCGGCTGCACATCCCCGCCCCGGCCACCGTGACCGTGGAGCCGCTCACCGGCACCGGCGCGTACGGCCCGGTGTACGGCCCGCCGAACCCGGTCAGCCCCTGCGTGGTCGAGGACTCCCGGCGGCTGGTGAGGGTGCAGACCCAGGACGCCGCCGGCCACGAGGCCGTCAGCAGCACCACGGTGTGGGCGCCGCTGGCCACCGTCTGCCCGGCCGGGAGCCGGGTCACCGCCGCAGGCCGGACGGCCCGGGTGCTGGCCGTGTCCCGGGTGGAGGCCCACGGCCTGCCGCTGCCCGAGCACCTGGAGATCAGCCTGGAGTGACGCATGGCCGACGACTTCCGGATCGAGTGGGACGGCGAGAAGGTCCTGGCTGCCCTGCACGACGCGAGCTTCGATGGCGCGCAGGTGGCGGGCGAGCACCTGCTCCAGGTGTCCTCCGGGCTGGCGCCGCACGAGGAGGGCGACCTGGAGCGGTCCGGGGAGGTCACCGCCGACCCGGCCTCCGGCGTGGTCGCCGTCTCGTATGACCGGCGCTACGCGGTGCGGCAGCACGAGGATCTGACGCTGCGGCACGACGAGGGCCGGCAGGCCAAGTACCTGGAGGAGCCCATGTCGACCGAGCAGGACGTGATGCTGGCCCTGATCGCCCGGGCCAGCCGCCGACCGCTGGGCGGCTGAGATGGCCACCGGCGACGGATGGACCTCCCGGCTCCTGACCGGCCTCGCCGAGCACCTGGCCGCTGCCGGGGTCGGCGTCTGGCGCGATACCGGCGTCTACGACCCCGCCCAGACCGGCATCGTCATCCGGTCGGTGCCGCCGTCCCCGGACCGGCTGATCACCCTCGCCGCGTACCCGGTCGGCTCGGCCAACCCGGGTGTTGCCGACCACCAGCTCGGGGTGCAGATCCGGGTCCGAGCCGGCGCCGACCCGCGCGACTGCGACGACCTGGCCGACGCCGTGTATGACCTGCTCGACGGGGCCGCCGGGCTGACCCTCCGCGGGATCGCCGTGGTGCAGGTGTGGCGGCAGTCCTACACGTCGCTCGGCGACGACAGCAACGGCCGATGGAGCCGGAGCGAGAACTACTACCTCGACACCATGCGCCCCACCGCGCGCAACACCGACTGACCCAGGAGGACCGTCGTGGCGACGACACCCACCGACCGCAGGACCATGCTCGCCCGGCGCATCCGGGTCGACATCGACACCGCCACCTACCCGGCCAGCCTGTACGCCCAGTTCATGGGCGTGCAGGAGCTGAAGCCCGTCGACGAGCTGCGCACCGAGTCCGACGAGGTGTACGAAGACGACGGCGCGATGCGCGAGTCCGTCACCGGCTACTCGTGGCGGCTGGAAGCGAAGATCATGCACTCCACGAACGCGGCCGGCACCAGCCTGGACCCTGTCCACGCCTTCCTCTACGGCAAGTTCCTGGCCGGGAAGCAGAACGTGAAGCTCGGCGAGTTCGGGGTTCGCTGGTACGACCGCAACGGGGTCGGCACCGCCAACGAGGGCCGCGCCTACGTGAAGCAGTGGGCGCCCGACGGCGGCAACGGTGGCGCCCAGGACACGGTGTCGATAGTCATCCAGGGGCAGGGGCCGCTCGCGGCCGACGTCGCCAACCCGGAGGCCGACCTCACCCCGGTCGTGACCGGGCTGGCCCCGACGGGCGGCGGGACGGCCGGCGGCACCCTGGTCAACATCTACGGCGGCCACTTCACCGGCACCACCGGCGGGACCGGCGTGAAGTTTGGTGCCACCAACGCGACCAGCTACACCGTCGTCTCCGACTCGCACATCGTGGCGGTCGCCCCCGCCGGCAGTGCAGGCACCGTCCAGGTGATCGTGACCAACGCCGGTGGGGCCAGCCCGAACGTCGCCGCCGACAACTACCTGTACGCCTGATGGGGGCGAAGCTCGGCGACCTCGACGAGTACTGGAGTCCAGGCCTGACGCTGACGGTGCGGGGCCGTGAGTACGTGGTCCCGCTCGCCAGCGCCGAGCTGGGGCTCTGGTGCCGGCGGCTGGCCCAGATCACCGGGGACGTGCACACCGCCTCCACGGAGGAGGAGATGCGTGCCGCGGTCGAGCGGATCGAGGCCCTCCCCGAGCTGCCCGGCGGGCCCGACCTGTCCCTGCCGGAGCGGGTTCTCGGGCCGGTCTACCAGCAGATGGCGGACGCGGGAGTCGAGGACCCGTACATCCAGTTCTGCGGGCAGACGGGCTATATCTGGATCATCGGCGGCGAAGAGGCTGCTGAGCGGTTCTGGAAGTCCGGTGGTCGCCCGGAAGCACTGAGCCCGGCGAACCGTCAGGAGCGTCGGGCGGCTGGGCGGAGCAGTACGGGCGCGGCCGGCGCGACCCGCACACCGGCCTCTACGAGTGGTACGAGGTCCCCGACGACGTCCGGCGGGAGCGGTCGGGCGAGGCGGTCGCGTGGACGGAAATCCTCGCCCACTGGCGGCTGATCGAGGCGGATCTTCATTCGGAGTACGGGATCGACCTCGACGCCGATGACCGGGCCGTGCTGCGGTGCCGGTCGTGGCGGTGGCTGGAGGTCCGGATCACCGGGCTGCTGTCGGCTGACACCCGGCTCTACCGGGCGCTCGCACCCGAACCGGAGCTGCCCGGTGTCCCCGGGATGCCGCCTCAGTAGGTGGGGCAGATGTACTTCCGCACCACCTCGTTGATCTTCTTCGCCTTCGTGGCACCGAAGCCTTCCGGGTGGTCCGGGCTGGTAAACCGCGTGTTGGCGAACTTGATCAGCTTGGCCTCGTCGTCCGGCCACTCCTTGATGCTGGAGCACTGGTCCCGGCCCCGGTCGATGATCCGATCGGGGTCCTTGTCGCCCACGATCTCGGGGTCGATCTTCCGGAGCGCAGCGAGGTAGGCGTCAGCAGTCGCCTGGTCAGGCTTCGGCGGGATGCCCGCCGCCTCCTCCGCCTTGGCGATGGCCTCCGAGCTGAGCGCGCCCGGCGTCGTCGAGGCCGCCTCTGGTGTCTTCTCGCTGCTCCCGCAGCCCGCCAACGCGATCACCGCCACCGCCGCCACCGCTACTTGCCGTGCTCTCACTCATGCCTCCTGGGACGGGGGGATAACCGAGGCACGGTACCCACCCATCGAGGACCGGGCGGTCCGCAATCTGACAGGAGGTCCCAATGGCGCTGAAGCTTGGCGAGCTGGTGGCCTACCTGCGCGCCGACGACACCGCCCTACAGAAGGGCATCCGGTCCGCGCAGACGAAGCTTCAGCAGGCCGGACAGAAAGCCCGCGAGCACGGACCGATGATCGGTGCCGCCCTCGCAGCAGGGATCGGGGCCGGCCTGCTCCAGGGCCTGGAGCTGGACAAGGCGCGCGCAAAGCTGGCCGCGCAGGTCGGTGACCCGGTACTCGCCAAGCAGCTCGGCGAGGTCGCTGGCCGCGTGTACGGCAGGGGCTTCGGGGAGACTGCCGCCGACGCCATGCTCGCGGCCCGGTCGGTGATGCAGTCCGGGCTGCTACCGAAGGGCGCCGACGCGGCGGTCATCGAGGACATCACCGTCAAGGCCCAGACGCTCGCGCAGGTCTTCGACCTAGACGTGGCCCAGGCGGCCCGGGCCGCCGGGCAGATGGTCCGCAACGGCCTCGCGAAGAACGCCGAGGAGGCCCTCGACCTCATCACCAGGGGATTCCAGACCAGTGGTGACCAGGCCGGTGACCTGCTCGACTCGTTCTCGGAGTACAGCACCCAGTTCCGCAAGCTCGGCCTGTCCGGGGCGGACGCGATGGGGCTGATGAATCAGGGCGTGCAGTCGGGTGCCCGGGACCTCGACGTGGTCGGCGACGCCTTGAAGGAGTTCGCCATCAAGGCCGCCGACGGGTCGGCGTCCAGCGCGGCCGGCTTCAACGCGATCGGCCTGAACGCCGAGAAGATGACCGCGGTCTTCGCCAAGGGTGGTCCGGCCGCCCGGGAGGCCCTCGGCACGGTGCTGGAGCGGCTCCAGGCGATGAAGGACCCGACGGAGAGAGAGGCGGCGGCGGTCGCGCTCTTCGGGACGAAGGCCGAAGACCTCCAAGGCGCGCTGGCCGGACTGGACCTCGACACCGCCGCGAAGTCCCTCGGCGAGGTCGGTGGCGCTGCCGGCAAGATGGGCGACACCCTGGAGCAGACCAGCGGCCAGAAGCTGGAGGCGTTCAAGCGGCAGGCCCAGGCGGCCCTGGTGGAGAAGCTCGCCGAGGCCATCCCGGTGATCGAGGCCACTTTTGGCTGGTTGCAGCGGAACAGCGGCTGGGTGGGGCCGCTGGCAACGGGCCTCGGGCTACTCGCCGGGGTGATCGGCCTGATCGTGCTCGGCACGAAGCTCTGGGCCGCCGCGCAGATCGCCCTGAACGTGGCCATGATGCTCAACCCCGTCGGGCTGATCATCCTCGCGGTCATCGGGCTGATCGCCGTGATCGTCGGCCTGTGGATGAAATTCGCCGGCTTCCGCGATTTCTGGATCATGGTGTGGGAGGCGATCAAGACGGCCGCGATAGCCGTGTGGGACTTCCTCGTCGCAGCCTTCCAGTTCTGGTGGAAGACGTTCTCCGGCTTCTGGACTGGGGTGGGCCGCTTCTTCGTGAAGCTCTGGAACGGCATCGTCGACGGCGCGAAAACAGGGTGGCGGAACATCACCACGACGTTCGATCTCGTCGTCAAGTTCGTCACTGGCCTTCCAAAGCGCCTGGCCCGGGCGGCGTCGGGCATGTGGGACGGGATCAAGAACAGCTTCCGCGCGGCCGTGAACTGGATCATCGGCAAGTGGAACAACCTGTCCTTGACCATCGGCGGCGGGTCGATCATGGGCATGAGCATCCCGAGCGTCACGCTCGCGACGCCGAACATCCCGTACCTGGCCAAGGGCGGTCACATCATGCAGGCGGGTACGGCGGTGGTGGGTGAGCGCGGTCCGGAGCTGGTGCACCTCGGCCGCGGGGCGACCGTGCAGCCGCTTACCGGCGGCGGAGGCGGAGGTCTGTCCGGCACGCTGCGCGTCATCCTCCAGTGGCCCGACGGCCGGATCATCCGCGACCAGATCGTCGACGCCGCCACCCAGCGCGGCCAGTCCACCGGCCGCTACCTCGGCGTCAGCACCAGCTAAGGAGATGCGTGGACCCCGACATCCGGGTCCGGGTCGCCCTGGACAGCGACCCGGACGACCCTGCTCCGGCGTGGACCGACATCACGGACCGCGTGCACTACGGCGACGGCGGCCAAGCCGTAACGGCCAGCGTCGGCCGTCAGAACGAGTCCGCCGAGATCCAGCCCACAGAGATGAGCTGGGCTGTCCAGAACTCCGACGGCCGCTTCACGCCGGGCAACTCCAGCAGCCTGTACGCGGGCAAGTGGGAGCAGGGCCGGCGGGTCCAGATCGCCGAGGTCATCGACGGCGAGGAGTTCACCCTCGCTACCGGTTTCCTGGAGATCCCGGACATGCCGATCGTGGACCCGCGCAGCGCCCAGGCGGTGACCGTCACGGCCGTCGACCGGATGGGACGGCTCGACTCGGCCCCGCCGTTCGAGGGGACCCTTGCGGAGGATGTCCGTGTCAACGGGGGCAACCTCGTCGAGCACTTCCCGCTGTCGGACTCCTACCCCCACGCCTCGTCGATCACCACCGCATCTCTCGCCAGGGTGGTGGTCGGCTTCGACACCACCGTGGTGGCCGAGCCCGCGGACCTGATCGAGGCTGCCAGCCTCGCCGGCCCGCCCGGCGACGACCAGTCGTATGCCCGCTGGGCCCCCGTCTCCGACGGCACGGCGATGCTGGCCCGAGCCTGGCTAGAGGCCCCGGTAAGCGTGGCCGTGGGCGCCACCGACACCCTCGCCGTATCCGTGTGGCTGCACGGGCAGCGCGACGAGGGCGGCTACGACTGGTCCGGTGGCGTCGTCTCGCTGGTCGCCGCCACGACGGGCCTACTGTTTAACGACTCCGACTTCAACCTCATCAACAGCATGCGGTTCACCTGGCGCGGCGGGACCGACACCACCGTCCTGTCGAGCCACCGGCTGGAGAAGGACGGGTGGCGGCTCGTCACCCTGCGGATCAACGCGGCGTCCGGGGCGATGGACCTGTGGTCCGGCGCGGACATGGTGGCCTCCGGCACCGCTGCGCCCGCCCCCGGTGCTACCACCCTGACCCGGATCGTCATCGGCTCTCTGTACGTGGGCGGCATCGCGCATGTGCAGGTGCGGGTGGGTCCGGACGCGACCACGATGACCCGACAGATGCACCTGGCCCAGTACGCGCACGGATACCGGGGCCTGCACCGGCAGACCGTGGCAGAGCGGCTCGTCACCCTCGCCGGTTACGCGGGTGTGCCCGCGGCGGAAGTGTCCGTCCCGCCGGCCTGCTCAACGCCGATGCAGGTGGCCAAGCTGGCCGGTGCTGTACCCGCTGGAGCCCTGCGCGCGACCGCAGCGACCGGGCAGGACTTGCTGATCACGGACGGCCAAGGGCGGATCACCGCTGTACCCCGGGGGCAGCGGTACAACCAGCCGGTGGCGATGCAGATCCCCTTCGGGTGGATCGGCTACCGGGGGCTGCGGTATCGGCCCGACAAGCCGACCACCGACGTGACGGCCACCCGGACGGGCGGAGGCACTGTCCGCCGGTCTGATCGGGCCCGCGCTCAGCGGTACGGGGTCACGGGCCAGCAGTACGAGCTGGACACCGCGATCGACGCCGACCCGGCCAACCTCGCGTCCTGGGCGCTCGCCGCCCACGGTCAGTCCCGGACTAGGGCGCCGAGCATCCGCCTCAGCATGCTGCGTCGCAGCGTGGCCGAGCGAAAGGCTCTGCTGCGGCTCCGGGTCGGCGACCGGATCCAGCTCACCGGGCTGCCCGCAGGAAGCCCGGACGACGTCGGGCACCTCATCGTGCAGGGCATCCAGCACACCATCGGGCCCGGCCGCCGACGCGTCATCGAGTTCAACACGTCGCCGCTGCTCGGCCCGACCGCCGGGGTCCCGCCGGCGTGCCCGGTCGTCGGGGACCTGGTCTCCAACACCGCCATCGTCGCCTACTGAGGAGGCCGCGTGCCCACCGTGCCCGAGACCAAAGCCGCGTGGACCAACGGTGTCGACGCGCTTTCCAGCACCAATCTCAACGCCTACTTGCGTGACCCGATCAGGTTTCTGATGGGCAAGCCGGTGGCCCGGCTGCGGCAGACTGTCATTCAGGGGCTGGTCAACAATGCGGACACGCCGCTGACCTTCACGTCCGAAGACGTGGACACCGACCCGGACGGCATCGGCGGGCACTCCACGTCGACGAACACGAGCCGGTACACCGCCCGATACACAGGCTGGTATCGGGTCGGCGGCGCCGTCGCCATCACCGGCAACGCCACCGGATTCCGGGGCTCATCGTGGCTGGTGAACGGGGCCATCCTCGCCGGGTCGAAGATCTATCTGCCCAACAACGGCTCTGGGGCGGCGGCTATCCCTGCCCGCCCGATGCTGGTCCGCCTGGTCGAAGGCGACTTCGTCGAATTGGCTGGATATCAGAACTCCGGAGCAATCCTCAATTCGTTCGTGAGTATCGGCGAGTTCGTGTCGTCGATGGACGTGACCTGGGAAAGGCTCTGAGGATATGTGGATTCCCGTGGGGGATAACCGCTGGGACTGGGACGCCGATGATGGGCGGCACCTGATGGTGCTCGTCAACGGCGATTTCCGGGAGTACTTCGAGGGGTACGTCTACTGGTACCGGGCGCCGAGCGGCGAGTTCGACGCGAACTGGCCGCTCACCGATGCGAGGTACTTCGGTACGACGGGCACTGATCCTGTGCCGGAGTCGGATGACGAGGCGTGGTCGGCGCTGGCCGACGCGGTTCGGCCGGGTGCATCGTGAGCGGCTACTACCTGGCGCCGGCACTCGAGGTGCTGCGGGACGAGATCAACCGGCGGTGGCCGGGCCGGGACCGGGGCAGCGACGGGTGGATCGGCGACGCCGCCCACCAGGCCGGCCGATCCGACCACAACCCCAACGACCGGGGCTCCGTCGACGCGATCGACGTCGACAAGGACGGCGTCGACGTGTCGGCCGTCATCGCCGCCGTCGAGCGACACCCGAGCGCGCACTACTGGATCTACCAGCGGCAGATCGCCGACCGCGACGACGGGTGGCGGCGCCGCCCGTACACCGGCAGCAACCCGCACGACCACCACCTGCACGTCTCCATCCGGCAGAGCAAGGAGGCGGAGCAGGACCGACGGCCCTGGGGACTTCTGGAGGATGAGATGAGCACGAAGGCCGAAAACGAGATCCACCAGGTGTACGTGGGCCTGTTCAACGGCGGGTCCAGCATGGGCCGCAGCGTCGACCCGGACGGTGCCGGCGCGGCGAAGGGCAGCAACAGCATCGTCGCCAAGCTCGACTACCTGCTGTCCCGCCTCGACGGGGTGGCCGCCGGCGTGACCACGCTGGCCGGGCGTGACTGGACGGACGAGCCGGCGATCGTCGCCGGGGTACTGGCCGGTCTGGGTCCGGACCGGCTCGCCCAGGCGCTCACTGCGGCCGGCCTGACCCCGGAGGCCATCGCCGCCGCGGTGCCGCCGGACATGGCCCGGCAGGTCGTCGACGAGCTGACCGCCCGCCTGGCCTCGTGACCACGCCGTCCGACGCCGGCGCCCGCCCGCCAGCCGGCGACGGCGGCAACTTCCTGCTGTGGCGGGAGGTGGACCGCCTGGACCGGCGCGTCGATGAGGTGGCCGCGCGCGCCGAGCGGCTGATCGCCGACGCACGCGCGGACCTCGCCGCCGACGTCGACCGCATCACCGGCCGGGTCGACCGCCTCGACGAGCACGGCTCGCGCGGGGTGGAGGCCCTGCGGCTGGAGCTGCGGAGCCTGCGCAACGACCTGGAGGCACACGAGGTGATGCATACCCAGGCCGCGCAGGACCAGCGGGCGGCGCGGCGCTGGACCATCGGCCTGGTCGCCGGCCTCATCGCTCCGCTGTACCCGCTGATCATCGCTGCGGTCGTCCGATGACCACCGCTGCCCCCGAGAGTCTGAGGAGGCTCACCATGTCCGACCCCACCCCCACACCGCTCCCCGCGTCCGAGGCGACCGAGCCGCTGTTCACCGTCGGCGGCATCACTGCGGCGGTCACCGCCGTGCTGGCGCTGCTGCTCGCGTTCGGCCTGCCGCTGTCCGACGCGCAGCAGACGGCGATCCTCGGCCTGGTCGCCGTGCTCGCGCCGCTGGTGGTCGCCGCGATCGCCCGGGGCCGCGTGTACTCACCGGCCACCGTGCGGGCGATGCTCGCCGGCCGCCGGTAGGATGATCGGCGCGGTGCTGCCCGGTGACGTCCCGGCCAGCGCCGACCAAGCAGCAAGCGGCCCCGCTCTCCCCTGCTGGGAGGGCGGGGCCGCTTCGTGTCTGGGGTCAGGCGGGCAGGGCCACCTGCTTGGCGGCGGGGATCCAGTGCGCGATGTGCCGCGCGGCCTGCTCCCGGGCACCCTGCTCGCTGCCGGACCAGTCGGCGCGTCCGCACGTGCACGACCAGTGCGCCTCCCGGACAGTGATCTCGTGGCCGGACGCACCCGGGTCGCCGGCGGGGTACGCCCGCAGGTACTCGACGCGGGCCCGGTCGCCGTCCTCCAGGCCGTAGCCGCGCTCCAGGTTGTAGAGGGCGGCGAACCGCTCGGCGTCGGCGCCGGTGGCGAACACGCCGAGCGGCCGGTCGTCGTCGTACTCGCCGGCGCAGACGATGGGCAGGTGCTGCATGACGGGGTCCTCTCGGTCGGGGCGGGGCCGGCCGGGTGGCCGGCCCCGGGGCGGTCAGCGGTCCTGGGCGGGGAGCCCGGCGCGCCAGGCGGTGGCGGCGGCGGTGGCCTCGGCGTTGAGCAGGATGCCGGTGGCCTCGGCGAGGTTGCGGGCGCTGCCGGCCTGGACCATCTGGCGGGCGGCGGTGCGGATCTCGGTGGCGGTCATCTCGGCTCCCTCGGTACGTTGTCCTGCTGACATGGACAACGTTACGGGGGCGGCATCCGCCTTGTCAAGCCCACATGGACAACGTAAGTTGAGCAGCGTGACCGACTACCTCGACAGCGCCGCCCTCGCCGCCCGCCTCGGCATCAAGCCCGCCAGCATCCACCGCATGCGCAGCCGCGGCGACCTGCCCGAGCCCGACCGCGTGATCGGACGCTCGCCCGCATGGCTGCCCGCCACGATCGACCGGTGGCAGGCCAGCCGGCCCGGCCACGGCTGGCGCAAGGCCGACGTCGGCGAGGTCCCGGCGCCCACCCCGGCCAAGCCCGTCGACGAGCTGCTCCCGCTGCCGCCGGGGGACATCCGCTTCGACGGGACCACGATCAGCGCGGGAGGGATGCCGCTCGCCCCGGGCCGGTACGCCTTCGGCAACGCTGGCGGCGTGCTGACTGTGGAGCCCCACGAGGACGACGAGCCCACGGAGTAGCCCTCCCCCGCACACGCAGCGCCCCCGCACGGCTTCCGGCCGGCGGGGGCGCTCTCGTGCGTCCAGGGATCAGCTCGTGGGCTGCTCGGCGCGGGCCGCCCGCGCATCCCGGATCCGCCGCTTCGCCGTCGACTCGCTGACCCGGAACTCACCCATCACGGTGGCGACGATCTCGGCATACGGCACACCCCGGAAGTCGAGGCGGTCGATGACGTCCTCGATCGTCTCCGGCTCGTCCTGCTCGTCGTCGCCGTCCAGGTCGAGGTCCACGTCAGCCTCGCGGCCCGCCGTAGGCGCGGGCCCGTAGACCCGGATGCGGCGCCCGCCAACCTCGGCGATCCCTCCCCACCAGTCGGTGTCACGGTCGGTGTCATCGGTGTCAGACACCGTGCTGACCTGCGGTTTGACACTGACACCGGTGTCACCCTCCCCGGTGGGGGAGGGGTCCTGACGGGACCGGACGTGGTGGTGGATGGTGGCCCCGGCGATGTAGACGGCGGCGACGATGGCCAGGGCGACGGGTCCGCCCCAGCCGCGGGACGGCTCCTCGGCGGCGGCCAGCAGCGCGGTGGTGGTCAGCATCAGGCGGCTCCGAACAGGAGGGCGGGCAGCGGGACGATGAGCTTCGTGGTGACGTCGAGGAGCGTGCGGGTGAAGTCGCCGATCAGCCCCTCGGGCAGGTCGGACATCAGCCCGAGCGGGATGGCGACCAGCCACATCCTCAGGTTGAGCCGGTAGAGCGGGGACTGCGGGAAGCTCAGCGTGGCGAACCGGCCGAGCTTCTTGCTGGACTTGACCGGCAAGAGGCAGCCGAGCGCGAAGATCCACAGCAGGGCGATGAGGAACCCGATGACTGCGTTGATGCTCGCGCCGGCGATGTAGGCGTCGCCCGTGGAGTCGAGCAGCGCCCCGATCACGTCTCGCAGGGCGCCGACGGTGGCCTGGTCCAGCGGCGAACCGTCGAAGCCCTCCCGGACCGCTGGTACCGCTAGGACGAACGCGATCCGATCGCGGAGGCTGTTCGGCCCGATCGACATGTAGTCGACGATGACGGCCAGGAGCAGCACGATGACGACCCCGGTCGGGGACATGGTGTGTGCCACGTCAGGCCCCCGACCAGTCGAGGACCGTGGTGCCGGTCCGGGCGTCCCGGATTTCCAGCCTCGGGCTGTCCATCGGCTCGTTCTCGGCCAGCGCAGCTCGGGTGAGCGCCTGAAGGAGGCGGTCGAGGATGCCGTCGACGCCCGGGCCCTCCAGGTCGAGGTGCTGGGTGTAGACGCGCTTGTGCAGCACCTCGTACTGCCCGTCGAAGACGTGCACCCGGTAGATCTGGGCGGCCATCAGAGATCCATCTCCAGGTGGATGAGGGTGGCGAACAGGGCGGCGCCGAGCAGGAGCATGCCGCCGCCGGCAACTGCGGCGAGCAGCTCGTGGCCGTTGAGGATGGCGGTGATCGCGGCTGCCAGGGCGCCGAGGACGGCGCCGGCGAGGCCGAGGGCGATGGGCGTCCAGGGCACGGGTCGGGTCAGCCAGACGACGGGCTCGGCACCGGCCTGGCACAGCTCGGCCGCCCGCCGGTTGGCGTCGTCCTGCGTGCGGGCGGGGAAGGTGATCGTGTGGCCGGCGAGGGCCCGCAGCGGCGAGTCGGCCGGCACGGTGCCGGCGACCCGGTAGGGAGCGGTCATCATGGGTGGTGCCTCTCTGTGAGGTGCGGGGCCCGGCCGGGCTGTCCAGGCTTGGTGGCCGGGCCCCGCGTGGGTGGGTCAGTGGGCGCCGCGCCGCCAGGCGGTGTACGCGGCGTCGATCTCGGCGGGGCTGGACGCCCTCGCCACCGCGTCACGGACCGCCCGGGCGCGCCCGAACTGCGGGCTGTCGATGTCCCGGGCGGCGGCGGTGTCCTCGTCGTCGGTCGCCTTGATGAGCCGGGCGACCTGGTCCGGCCGCACGGGCTGCGGCTCGGGCTTGCGCTTGCCGAACATCAGCTCTCCTCGGTGGTCTTGGCCCGCTGCTCGCGGACCAGGTTGATGGCGGTCTGGGCGTCACCGGCGCTGGTCCAGCGCATGCGGTCCATGACCGTGCGGCGGCCCGGGATGTCGCCCCGGTACGCCCGCTTGAGGTCGCGGACCATGCCTGCGATCCGGGGCGGGATCTCGCCCCCGGCGGCCGGGCTGACCGGGCGGGCGCGGTCCACTCGGGCGGTGGTCCGCTGCACCGGAGTGGTCCGGGCGGCGGGCACAACCGCGCTGGTCGCGGGCTGGTCCACGGGGGCCGGGTTGGTCCGGGCGTGGACCAGGTCGCGCGGCCCGGTCTGGTCCGCCTCGTTGGTCCGGTCCGGACCAGCCGTCTGGTCCACCGGAGTGGTCCGGGACTGGTCCAGGTCGGCGGCCGGGATCTGGTCCGCCGGGTGGTCCAGGTCAGGGGCTGCGGTCTGGTCCACCGTGCTGGTCCGGAATCGGTCCAACCACTCCTGCGGAATCTGGTCCGGGACTTGGTCCGCGATGTGGGCCGGCATCCGGACGCCATGGACCATCCGGTGGCGGGCCTGCGGCCGGGTGTCGATGGTCCGGATCTGGTCCACCTGGGCGCGCAGGCCGGTGGTTGCCGTCCGCAGCGCGATCGTCAGTTCGTTCATCAGCTCCCGCTCCCGTGCGGTCGGCTGGGTGTCATCGCGGAACAGCTCGGTCTCGATGTTCAGCACCCGGCGCAGTTGCTCCCGGGCCGCCTGGACCGTGTCGGCGTCGGCCTGCTTGGTGAGCTGCTGGAGCCGACGCAGTGCCTCCGCGAGCGGGTCGCGCGTCCGACGACGCCACCGCCGCGCCGGCTCGGCCGGGCGCTCGCCGCCCAGCTTCGCGGCCTGCTGCTGGACGTACAGCTCCATGCCGGCGTCGACCAGGGCGACGATGCGCCGCTGAGCGAACACCTCGGTCAGGTCGTCGACCGTGCCGGGCTTGAGCAGGCCCAGGCGCACGCCGATGCGCTGCGGCGTCCAGATCCACCGGGACGGCTGCCGCGCGGCAGGCTCGACGTCGGCGTAGAGGCTCATGTACCAGATACCGGCGGCCAGCGGCGGGGTAACGAGCCGGAGCACCACCTCCGTGACAGAGCTGGAGGCGGTGGAGGCAACGACGCCGGAGGCGATCGAAACCAGCCATACGAACTTCATGTGCCGGCTGATGTCCGGCACCGGGTCGTCGTTCTCGAGGGCGGCGGCCAGCTTGTGAGCGGCGAGGCTGCCCTGGTGAAGCATCACCACTTCGAACGTGGCGCAGAACATCAGCGACCCGGGCACGTTCAGGCCGAGGGGGCCGTGGGCGACCTCGAACATGCCCTCCATCGCGAACAGGGTGGCGAGGCTGACGGCGAGGGTGCCGAGGCGCTCGTGTACCTCGCCGGTGCGCAGGAACCGCCAGATCAGGGCCAGGGCGAGCAGCGCAGCCACCACACCGGCGCCGAAGAGCATCGGCTGGCCGTAGCCGACCAGCCAGGCGAGAACGGCGTCGATCGTGGGTCGGATCGACTCGGGGATCTGCATGCCGGTCACCGTACAGCCATATGCATGAGGCAGCAAGGACGAGTAGAGTCGAGTCTCCAAGGAAGTTGCGCGACCAGGCAGTAAGGTCAGCCGCAGGTCAGCGCGAGTCGAGGGGGAGCCGGATCATGGGACAGCCGAGGTGGACCACCACCTCCGACCAGTACATCCAGCCGACAGCCGGCGACGCCTGGGCAGCCGAAGCCGCCGCTGGTGGCGAGCGGGGCACGCAGCGCATCCTCAACGCCGAGACCGTGGACGCGCCGGTCAACATCGCCTACCACCTCGGCCTGCCCGTAGGTACGCCGCTCGTCATTCGGCGGCGACTGATCCTCGCTGACGACCAGCCTGTCGAGATCGCCACCTCGTACTGGCCGGGTGCCATCGCCTCGCTCACCGCGCTGGCGGAGCCGTCCAAGGTTGCCGGCGGCACGGCGCGTTTCCTCTCCGAGATGGGCTACACGCCGACCGAGGTCCGCGAGGACATCACCGCCGGGCCGGCGAGGGCCTTCCTCGACGATGCCGAGCGTGCCTCGCTCGGTGTCGCCAGCGCCGACCCCGTGCTGTCGCTGACCCGGATCCTGCTCGACCACGCCGGCCAGCCCTACCAGCTCGACGTCTCCACCATGCGCGCCGGCCGTCACATCCGCTACGTCCGATCGGCAGGCTGACCCGGTGCCCACCCCTCCCCGCGACACGCGGCCCCGCAGCCAGCAGATCGCCGCCGACCTGCGCGCCGACATCATGAGCGGCGACCTGGCCGCCGGGGCGAAGCTGCCGTCCACCGCCGAACTGGGCCAGGCCTACAGCGCACCCGGCGCGACCATCCAGAACGCCATCGGCATCCTCAAGGCCGAGGGCTACGTCGAAGGGCAGCCCGGCCGGGGCGTGTACGTCCGTCCCACCCAGCAGCAGACCGTCACCCCGGCCGAGTACGCGGTCCCTGCGGCGCCCGGTCAGCCGTACGCCTGGATCACTGCGGCGACCGAGCGGGGACAACGGGGCGCGTCCCGGCTACTCGACGTCGGCGAGGTGGCGGCACCGGTGCAGGTGGCCGCCGCGCTCGGCCTCGCCCCAGGGCAGCCGGTGGTGCGCCGGGCGCAGGTGCTGTCCCTGGATGACGACCCGGCGGAGTTGGTGCACGTCTACTACCCGGTCGATCTGGCGCGGGGGACGGCCCTGGCGGAGCGGCGGCGGATCCGGGGCGGGGCGGCGGCGGTGCTCGCCGAGCTGGGCGTGGAGCTGACGGCGTTCGAAGACGTGATCTCGACCCGGCCCCCCACGTCGGACGAGTTTGTGGCGCTGGCGCTCCCCACGGAGGTTCCGATCCTGCGCACGTTCCGGGTCTGGCTCACGGCGGCCGGACGGCCGGTTCATTGCGAGGTGCTGATCAAGGCCGGGCACCTGAATGAGCTGCGGTACCGCTGGCCGGGGTGACCCCGACGCCAAGCCGCCCCTGACCGTGCTGGTCGGGGGCGGTCGCGTGGCCGGTCCCGTCAGCCCCGCACGCGTCCCATGGCCACCGGCCGACGCTGCTGCACCCCGACCACCGGGGCCGGCGCGATCGCGTGCAGGCCGGCCCGCTGCACGTACAGCTCGCGGCGGGCGACCGCCTCGCCGCGCGGCCCGAGCACGTAGCCGGTCAGCCACACCCACCCGTCGTACGTCGGCTTGTCGTCGACGCTCACCAGGCGCAGCCGCAGTGCCCGATCCCCGCCGAACTGCACGCTGGCGCAGCCGTCGATCAGCAGCACGGCACCGGGGCGCAGGCTCACCGGGGCGACGCTGGGCGGGTGGGCGGCGGTCACCAGATGATCCGGATCATGCCGGCGACCAGCAGGACCAGGACGACGGCGGCGCAGAGCCAGCCGGCCAGGTACTGGCGGCGGGTCAGCGGCGGAGCGGCCGGGGCCGGCGGTTGGGGGATCGTCTGCCCGTCGGCGAGCGGCGGCGCTCCGTGCGCCACCGGGTGCGCGTGCGGGAGCGGACCGTCGTGCGGGCGCTCGACCATCGGTGCCTCCGTCGCGGGGGAGGTGGGGGCCGGGCGGGCACAACGGGGGGTGCCCGCCCGGCCGGGGCCACCGCTGCCGACGAGCAGCCCCGATGAGTGAAACCTAGGTTGCTAAGCAAGCTGAGTCAACACAGCAAGCACAGCGAGTAATCGCGGCTGGCAGCCTGAGGGGGCCGACGAGAGGTGGCTCCATGCACCGCCGCAAACCGCTGTACGAGCACGTCGTGGACGACATCACGGCGTCGATCCGAGTTGGGACGCTCAAGCCTGGCGACAAGCTGCCGTCGATCGCCCAGTTGGTCGAGCAGTACGGCATCTCGCACACGATGATCAAGTTCGCGTTGCGCATCTTGGGTGAGCGGGGCTTGATCGAGACACACCAGGGCAAGGGCAGCTACGTCGCCGAGCGCCCTCAGTAGGTCGCCATACCGCCATACCTGAGCACCGGACCACCGGACCACTGGCACCTACCGTCCGGCGTGTGATCGACCCTCACTCCGGGGTGCCCGCCCACCGCCAGGTGGCCGCGTCCATGCGCACCCGGATCGCCTCCGGCGAGTGGCAGCCGGGGAGCCTCCTGCCCGCCTCGCCTCGGCTGATGCACGAGTACGAGGTGGGTCGAGCTACCGTGCAGACCGCGCTGGCGGCGCTGCGGGCGGAGGGCCTGATCGACATGGAGCCGGGCATCGGGGTGCGGGTGCGGG